GGACAGTTGGTATTGGTCATCCACGAGAAAAAATAATAAGTATAATTTCGTTCTCTATTACGACGATGGCAATAGGTACTACTACATTCAGAGCGACTTCATGTGGGTCCGTCCCGTTTCCGCTTTCTCTCTTGATTCACTTTAACCTTTCAACTGTTTAACCTTTAACAATTATGATTGCATCTGAATTACAAGTATGGCGTGATACGGAAACACTGGTAAGTTATCTGATTGATGTAACGATGAAGTTTCCCAAATCCTACAAGTTTACCGTTGGTCAGAAAATAACCAACGTTTCCCTTGAACTGTTCGAGTACATTCAGCTTGCGAACATGACAAAGGAGGAAGTGAACCGCCAGCGTTACTTGCAAGGCTTTCAGGTCAAGTTTGAATTGCTGAAAGTCTTGCTCAGACTGAGCACAGAGAAGAAAATTATAACCTTGAAGCAGACCGCGACTATTGCAGCCATGACAGTGGGCATCGGCAAACAAATATCCGCTTGGAAAAACAGACGTCAGTCTGAAAGCCAGAATCCATGACATCACGGTGCCATGGAGCGAGCAATATTTATGAGAGAAGGGCCGTCCACTTCGCAAGGAGTTAAGACCAAGTCAGTGACGGCATGAATCGTTCTCAATTAGGACAATGGCAATAGGAACAACAACAATCAGAACAACAACAATTGGGTCCGTCCCGTTTCCGCTTTACTTGTAAATATATACAGATGGATAATGCCAATGACATACTTCTTGCAGATATTCTGGAGGCTTATTTCCTCTTTCGGAAAGGCAAGAGAAATACTGATGCAGCTTTGGCCTTCGAGGTAAACTATGAAAGCAATTGTTTTGAGCTGTGGAGGGAAATCGTCGAAAGGCGGTACTCTCCCGGCACAAACAGCGCTTTTATTATCAACAAGCCGGTCAAGCGTGAAATCCTTGCAGCGACCTTCCGTGACAGAATATGCCATTGCTATATAGGTATGCGTCTGACACCTTTGTTTGAAGGTCTATTCATAGATGAAACTACCAGTTGCCGAAAAGGGAAAGGTACCGCATGCGGGATAAGCCAACTATATGAGAGCATCCGGAAGGTTTCTAATGGATATACTTCCGATTGCTGGGTGTTGAAACTTGACATAAAGAGCTTTTTCATGTGCATAAACAAGGAACTGCTATGGAAACGGCTAAAAGCTTTCATACAGAAATACTACATGGGAAGTGATATGGAAACATTGCTATACCTGACGGAAGTAACCCTGATGAATGACCCTACCAGGAACTGTCGGTTGCGTTCTCCTCGAAGTGCATGGGAAAACATACCTAGGCATAAGAGCTTGTTTTCCGTGGCAAAAGGCTTTGCACTTGCACCGGGAAATCTTACATCGCAGATAGAAGCGAATTTTTACCTTGACCCTTTTGACCATTGGATGAAGGAACGTTTCTCTGAATATGGAAGGTATGTGGATGATTTTTACATTGTGAGTGCAAGCCGAAAAGAATTGGTAAATGCTATACCGGAAATAAGAAACTATCTACGGACAATCGGATTGACTTTGCACCCGGACAAAATACATCTTCAGCATTACACCAAAGGCGTGAGATACATTGGTGCCGTACTGAAAAAGGATAGGAAATATGTGTCAAACCGTACAGTGGGAAACCTTTATTCAGCCATACACCGGTTCAACAAACTGGCGGAAACGGAAGGATATGCGGAAACCCATGCAAATCACTTTGCATGTAGTATTAATTCGTATCTCGGTTTTCTCCGGCAGTATTCATCTTATGCCATCAGAAGAAAAGCAGTTGGACGTATCGGTAAACAATGGTGGAAAGTAATATATGTCAGCGGACATTTTGATAAGTTGACAGTCAAAAGAAAATATAAATTGAATTATTAATTAAAAAACGAAAGATTATGGCAATGCATACATGGTTTGAATGTAAGATTCGTTATGAGAAAACAATGGAAAACGGAATGAACAAGAAGGTGACCGAACCGTACCTGGTAGATGCCCTCAGTTTTACGGAAGCGGAAGCACGCATCATCGAAGAGATGACGCCGTTCATTTCGGGAGAGTTCACCGTATCGGACATCAAACGTGCCAACTATAGCGAATTGTTCCCCAGCGAAGAGGAAGCTGCCGACCGCTGGTTTAAATGTAAACTGGTTTTCATCACACTGGACGAGAAAAGCGGTGCGGAAAAGAAAACCTCTACCCAGGTATTGGTGCAGGCTGCCGACCTGCGTGATGCAGTGAAGAAACTGGATGAAGGCATGAAAGGTACAATGGCCGACTACCAAATTGCATCGGTAGCGGAGACCGCTATCATGGATGTATATCCGTACAGCGCAGAAGAACGTACTATTAATTCCATTGGAGAAAACGCCAACTCTCCAGTTGTTCGTAATTTCATTCAGTCACTCCCGGAAGGCTGCAAGACAACCATTACCGTAGGAGGAAAGCAGGTCGTAGTTGACAAGACTGGAAAAGATACAGTAGTAACCCCACAAGACAAAGAAAGCGATGACATACGAGGAGATGATTAAACTTGCATCCAAATCTAAATCATGTAAGAAACTGGCGAACGATGAACATAAAATACAGTGCGCTTGCGTAAAGTGGTTTAGATTGGAATATCCTAAACTGAAAAATATGCTGTTTGCCATTCCGAACGCAGCCAGAAGAAGCGCAAGGAACGGAGCATATATGAAAGATGAAGGAATGCTCCCCGGTGTTGCCGATTTAATCCTTTTAAAGAGCAACCGCTTATATGGAGCTTTGTGTGTGGAAATGAAAAAGCCGGGAGAATACCAAAGACCGGTACAAAGAGAATGGCAAAAGGAATGTGAGGCAAATGGTAACAAGTACGTGGTTGTCAGGTCGCTTGATGAGTTTATTAATGTCGTGAATAATTATTTAAAAGACATATAAATGTAGGTTTGATTTTACGCGAATGCTCTTTGACATTTTGTTTTCAGCTTGCAAAATAATGATGTGAATGTGGTTGGTACTTACGCTTTTTATATATAAGCAAGATACGGCAAACTGTGAAGTCATGCTGTATCTTCGTAAGAGGTGTGTTTGCACCTCTCTTTTTTCTAAAAAAAAGTGGCTCTTAAAGCGTTACTTTTGAAAATTATTCGTATATTTACAGTGCATTGGGTTGTACTTATTAAATTTAGAATTAATCAGAGGATTAAGATATAGAAAGCTGTGCAGGCCACAACCCCCTGCATGGCTTTCGCCTTTTTATCTCCGCATGAAGAAGTGCGGTACATCCTCGAACGAAAAGACACTATTATGGACAACATTCAAATCTTTAAGAATGAGGCTTTTGGCGAAGTAAGAGTAGCCGGAACAAGTGAAGAACCTTTGTTTTGTCTTGTAGATATTTGCAAAGTTTTGGAGTTGGGAAATCCCAGCCAAGTAAAAACAAGACTTTGTGGTGGGGTCATTACTAATGAGGTCATCCCGGATTCCATTGGCAGACAACGAGAAATGACTTTTATTAATGAAGACGGTTTGTATGACGTGATACTTGATAGTCGCAAGCCACAAGCTAAAACTTTCCGTAAATGGGTAACAAGTGAAATCCTTCCCTCTATCCGTAAACATGGCATATACGCCACTGATAATGTTATAGACCAAATACTTAATAATCCCGATTTTGGTATCGATCTTCTCACTAAGCTAAAAGAAGAACGGTCGGCACGTATTGAAGCGGAAAAACAAGTAGCTGTTCTTACTCATGTCAATAAGACCTATACATGTACGGAAGTTGCTAAAGAATTGGGGCTTAAATCGGCAATTGAACTCAATAACCGTTTAAAAGAACTTGGTGTACAGTACAAAGTTAATCAGACATGGGTTCCATACACCAAATACGCAACCCTTGGCTGGTTTGATATAAAGCAAGAGGTCGCTGACAATGGGCATATCATATACCATAGAAAGATTACCGGAATTGGTAGGCAAGGTATTATCAATCTTATTAACTCTTAGTTGACATAAGTAAAGGGGTGCATTCGCATCCCTTATTTGTTGTTATCATTCTCCACAACCTCCTTCAATCTGTACAGCCTGTCAATCGCCGGATTGTAGAACGGGTCCGGATAGTGCTGGTTGATGTCGCAGATGTTGGCGTGGACGTACATGGACGTATCGATGATGTGTTCCGATTCGCTTAATGTCACTTCCTTGGGAAGCGGGACCGTCAAAGCCCAATGGACGATAGCTTTCACGCTTTCCTCGTCGTATGAGTATTTACTTTCTTGTGCCATGGTTTGGTATTTTTGCGGCAAAGGTAATGATTATACCGAATACTTTTCTCCTCAACTCGTGTAGAATAAGAAAAAAATCGCTATCTTTGTGAAAAAGAAAAAGTTATATGATTTCTGTTACGGGCTTTCTAATTTTACTAATCGTTATATTCGCACTTTTTGCTTTAATTGTATGGTTAGGAGTAAAATGGTGTATAGATAATGACATTACTCCGTTGGGGTGGCATTGGAAGGAGTGATATCTTTCTCTGTATTTCCTTTTAAATCTTTTTCTTCAGGTAAATTATATACAAAGTCATATATCGTGTCAATATCAGGATGTTCTGTCCATTTTATAATTTTCAGATATTCTTTTTTAGTGTCATCTGGCAAATATTTTTCTTTGTCTTCCAAAATAGGTATGAGTGACATGAATTGGCTGATTATTGTATTTAGGGAATGTTTTTGCTTAGATTTTGCCTCCTCTTTTAATCCATCCAGACATCCCATTAATCTACCGTGTCGAGAGCTTACTATGAAATTTCCACTATTTGCATAAGTAAAATATGCCCTTACAGCACAATTCATATCATTGATCTGTTCGTTTAACTCCGATTTTACCAAGGCTATTTCTTTTTCAAAGTTCCTCTTCATTTCTGATATTTCCTTATTCATATTACTTTGTATTCTTTTTTCAAGTACAATGTAATTTACGGCTAAAAATAAAGCAAGCACTGTTACTAGAACAGCCAATACTCCAACCAATGCAGCCATCAAATCAATTTCCATTGGAACTGTCTTAACATAATACATTCCAATAGCACTACCTACGCAGAGTATGGCGAAAAATCCGCATATTGCAATAGCTAAATTCTTTCTCATAGTATTAATTAAAAAAAATGGCGAATCCTCTATAAAGAAGTGTCCCCACCGGCATAGATACCGGAACCCGACTGACTACGGGTTACACTCCTTCATAGAGGATTCATGTTGCTTCTATTGTTTCGGGGACTGCAAATTTAATCAATTCCCCGATAAAAAACAATCAATTGCCACACGAATAGGATATAAGTTCAAGGGCCTACATCTTTATCTCCAATTCGCTGCCCACCAAATCGAAATACACATTCTGCAGCTGGTGCAGATATTCAATGGGAATATGGGATAAAGGATATTCGGCACAGTTTATAGATACAAATAGTTTATCGCCATTTGCCCCATCGTCATATAGGTAACGTCCGTATGATAATTCAATACCGCAAGAGAATCCATTGTATTCCTTTGTAAATCCGCTTTTTTGGAGTAATTCTTCTGTCAGTGGGATAGGCTCTACCATAGTAACCGGAACTTCACTGTAGCAAACTCCGTCACCGGCCTTGCATTCCAGATACAAGGAATTGCGCTTGATGGCTTCCACCTTGCATACTGTTCCAGCAGGAGCCTTTGTCTCTACGAACTTGAAATCTTCGGTAAGCTGTACATAGCTTCCTAATCTTAGTCCTCTTGCATCCATAGCTTACTATTGGTTTATCTGTTGTTTTCTGTCTTAAGTTCGACATTCACGCTAACCGGGAACTCATTTCCGCATTTCGGGCATTTGATAGAATGGGCGTTTGAGGAAAGTTGCACTTCTTCCGGGGACGCAAATAGCTGCCACATGGGGACGTTGAGGGCGGTGGCGATTTTAGATAATGTTTCGTAAGTGGGATTTTTTAGCATAGCATTAAAATTCTGATTCTTAATATTTAAGCGTTCAGATAATGCAGTTTTAGTTATTCCCTTTTCTTTCATTAATGATATAATTCTTTCCATGCTCTTTTAATTTGGGGATAAAGATAATACATTATTGATAGTATAATATTACAATATTGATAAATAAAGTTAATACAATGTTTTAATATTACAATTTTCTTGGAAAATCAATATTATAATATTAGTTTTACATCATCAAAAATAACTCATAAATAAAAAGAATATGAAACGCTACAATTTATCAGACATAATGAAATCAGCCCACCAGATTAAGAAGTACATGAAGCTGTATTCCGTAACCCATGGTGTAAAGACTTGGGGTGACTGTGTAAGACTTGCATGGGCTAACGAAAAGAAAAAGGTTGCTGATGAAGAGGCAAGACAAGCGGAAAAAGAGGCAATGAAGGTTGCTCTTTCACAACCGTCTAAAAGAAGCGCATACGACAGCTTCAATGCTCCGGCATCCTCTTACTATACCAACAACAATTATGGTCGTTTCGGTTCCCGTTACGTAGGTGATTGACAAATGTTATTGTTGTTTAAGTTGTTGATATACAATAGGTTAATTAAAGTTTAAATAAAATAATTTCAAAGATTAATTCTTTGTCAATACGTTGATAATGAGTAGCTTTACATCATAAAAAGATGTATTTATAATAATCAAAAATTAAAGAGCAATGGACGATATTTTGAACCAAACCGTTAAGATGAGCCAAGCGGAACTGATATTCCAGTTGGCTAAGACCAATGTGGAACAAGAGAACAGGCTTAAATCTACGGAAATGAGATTGAGTGTTCTCGAAGAAGAGGTCAAGAAACTTTCTAAAAAGGCTGTCGGTGAATACGGGTGTTCCACTATGTCTGCATACGTACAGAGGCATAAACTTCCCATTTATGTAAGTGACATTGCGAAGCTCGGCAATGATGCTACACGGTTATGCAGAAAAAGGGGCTATCCAGTGAATAAGGTAAACATAGACCGTTTCGGTGTTGTGAACGTTTATCCGGACTTCATATTACAAGAGCTTCTTGATGATTACATAAGAACTACACGTCGTATTAATGGAGCTATAATGAAACCAATATAAACTATATCAATGAAATACAAGGTGTCAAAAAAAGGCTCAAATGTGGTTTTCAAGTTTGAAACCTATGAGCAGGCAGCGGATTTCTGCTATATGTATGTTATGGCAGAGCAAGTTAAAGGGAATAGATTCCCGGAACTCTCGATAACAGAGGAAGGGGGATAATCTTAAAGAGCGATGAAAGCACGCGGAAGTGTCCTGTCCTCAGTAATGCTTGGGGCAGGTTTATCAAGGAATAATTTGCCACATATAAAAGAGAGCGTAAGTACCTTATGGAGGTAAACCAACGTTCACGTTAATGACATCCTACCGTCAATCCAGGCGGTAGGTTTGGAGCCGGTTGTAATTGTTAACATGCATCATTATGAAAGTGGAAGTGGATTATAAACAATATATGGCGATGTTAAAAGCGTTCACGGAATGCGCCCGATGCAAAGCCGAGTGTTATCGCCTGCAAGCTGAAAACGAAAAGTTGAAGCATGAGGTGTCGAAATCGAATGCCTGGAGCCAACGCTTAGGCGACTACGAAACGGAAGGAAGCAGTTTGCCTTTTTTAAATTTCTGTAGGAATTAAGTGTTGTTACGATTGGTTTTAAGTGGCTCTAAGCGAATATTGTGATTTAGAATAACAACTATCATCCTTGATAATTTAAGGTGGTATGGATATAAAAATAGTGTATAAAATGATATTATTAATAACATAAATAATAGTACAATGGAAAAGGAAATTAAGGAAATAAGCGACTTTCTGAATATCACATGTCAGAATAATCCAGTAGAAATACAAGAAAGAATCGCCGCCACTATGGTGTATGTGGTAAGAACTGGAGAAATGCTTGCTGAAGCCAAAAGAATGCTCAGAAAGAAGAAATCCGATGAAATACAAAATACCATTATTAAGATAGCGCAAGAAAATTGCTTGTCTGCAAAGGTGCAAAATGCTTTGCTTGACAGTATCGCAGAAGAGGAATCATTTTTGGTGGACCGCCTAGATAGACTTAATGCTTCAGCTTCGCATCAGTTGGATGCATTGCGTACTTTATTGAGCTATGAAAAGGAAGCTTTGCGGTTAAATAAGACTGGATATTAGAAAAAAAGTTAATCACGTAAAAATAATAGCTATAAAGTGATTGTTTTTATGTCACTTTTATGTAGCTTTACACCGTGAAAACAATTAATCATCTTAGTGGGATTTGATGATAAACAAGATATTAATAGGCTTTCATGGAGTACATACCTTAATCCCACATCAAAGGTATGGAAACTTGAAAGCCTTTGCTTTTCAGATATGATTACAATAGACGGATACATAATAAATCAGTTGGTGAATTTCTGATACTATATTAATTATGGCAAGACCTAATAAGATAGGTTTGGGCTACTTCCCAATGGACGTTGATTTATTCCAGGACATACGAATAAGGAAACTAATCAAGTATCAGAGTGGCAAGGCTATAACAGTATATGCTCTCCTGCTATGTCTTATCTACCAGCGTGGGTACTACATGAGGTGGGATGAAGAGTTGCCCTTCATTATATCGGAACAAACCGGGTTTGAAGAGGCGTATATACTGGAGGTCATCAAAAGCTGCATGGCACTAGGGTTATTCTCCAAGAAACTGTATGACGAAGAACAGGTTATTACGTCAAAAGGGATTCAAGAACGATACCTATATATATGCAAACTGCTTAAAAGAAGAGTTGGCATTACCGAATATTCGCTTATTGATGAAGAAAAGGAACTTGTCACTTCTGAGGAAACCGGGGTTATTTCCGGAAAAACCGAGGTTATTTCCGGAAAAACCGAGGTTATTTCCGAAGAAACGTCTTTAGATTCGGTGAAAATGCCACAAAGAAAAAGAAAGGAAAAGGAAATAAAAGAAATCTCTCTATCGAGAGATAAAGAAAAGTTTCCCCCTCCCGAGGTTTTAGACAAAACATTAAGCGAATGCTATGATGAACTATCATGTGATAGGAGCTGGATAGAAGTTGTAACGATGAATACACGTAATTCCGGTCATAAGGATTTTACGATAGACATGTTCGGAATGTATTTAAAGCGTTTTTTCGATAAACTTCAAAACGAAGGAGAAGTGAGGAAATCTCCGAAGGATGCAAAATCTCATTTTGCAAGATGGTTAAATATTGAACTTCAAAAGAAATCTAATTATGAACCAAAACCAGTTACTCGCAACATCTACGAGCAAAAGCGAATTGATTCTGAGCGGAGAAAGTCTAGACTCATGGCTGAGTTCGCAGAATCGGACACAAGATTCCTTGCGGAGCAAGAAGCTAAACGAAAAGCAATTGGCTCTACTGGAGAAATACCCAATACCATCCAAAATGGCGGTTGATTACAATCCTGATTTGCAAGGTAAGCTGGCTAAATCAAACCTTACACTTGCGGATATAGCCCTGAATGATAACATTCCTTTGCTTGCAAATATTCGTTCCGTGTACGGTGAGGACAATGCGGTAAGATGGTTGAAGGTACAGTTTGACAGTCTTAACGATTACGCAGAGCAAGGAAAAGGTATCGCTGATTCACAATTGGATGAATTGTGCAGTTTGGTACTTGGTGAATATTATTGGATGAACCTTGCGGAAATATGCAATTTCATTTCCAGATTCAAATTAGGGAAATATGGGCAATTTTATGGCGCCATTGGTCCTATGAAAATTACTTGTTCCCTTCTGGAATACATCAAAGAACGCCGCATCGACATCGAACGCTATGAGCGTGAACAATACCGGACACAACGCCAAAAGGAGATGGAGGAACATGGCAAAAACAGAATTTCCTATTCCGAGTATCTCGAACGCGAACGTAAACTTGTCGAAATCGGTGATAAGGATGCTATTGAAAGGGCTTCAAAACGTATAGGAGGTTCCTATATGTCAACAAGTTAATTAAAGATAAAGCCTTGGAAATAAAGACGGTAACGTTTGTTTACAAGTCGCTAAATGAGTAATTTTATATCTGTAAATCAGATACATATAAAACATAAGAGCAATGAAACCAAAGAAAGATTTGATTAAAGCTGCCGAGGCTGATGGCAGCATAGACAGATTGAACAGCCTCCTTTCAGCCGCACACATACTGAACTGCGAAGCCAATATGCTGGTGGAGGAAGCGGTAGACCTGATGAACGCCAAAGGACTGCTTCTCGGAAATTTGAAAAGGCTTCATAACAGCTTTGTCAAGAGCGCCGACATGTACTTCCTGGAATTCTCCTCACTCGTAGAGACAGAGAAATCGAAGATGGATATGTTCAGGGACATGGACGATTTTGACGGTAAGTTCCGTGAGTGGGCAAAATTACCGTCTGATTGGAAACCTAAAGAATCAGAAGTATGAGTGAAAGATTAACACACGGCTCTCTGTTCAGCGGCATAGAAGGTTTTGGATTAGGTGCGGCACTTGCCGGCATAAAGACCGAGTGGAGTTGTGAATTTGAGGATTATCAATCATTAGTAATAAAGAAAAACTTTGGAGAAGAGCATGAAATCAACAGAGATATTAGAACGTATTCAAAACCTCCGTTTGTTGACATCATCAGCGGTGGATTCCCTTGCCAGGACATCAGCATTGCTGGAAAAGGTGTCGGAATTGTCGGTGAGAGAAGCGGCCTATGGTCTGAAATGTTCAGAATTGTACGGGAAGTTAGACCTAAATACGTGCTCATTGAAAACAGCCCAATGCTCGTTGTTCGGGGATTCGAGCAAGTCCTATGCAACCTTTCCGAAATCGGGTATGATGCGGAATGGCAATGTCTATCTGGCACCGACTTTGGCATACAACAGAATAGGGAGCGATTATATTGTATTGCCTACCCCAGCGAAATCAACGGCAAAAGGAGCACTCAAGAATCGGTATTTCGGAAGCCCTACTTATCGGGGCAATTTACACGAGTATATCCGGGATGGCGAACAAGACAGTCAATACCCTCACCCAAATTTTCTGGAAAGTCTAATGGGGTTCCCGACAGGATGGACCGAACGGAGTGTATAGGCAATGCGGTTCAGCCGATAATTGCGCATTATCTGTTTGAGTGCATTAAGATATTTGACAGCAAACTGACATAATGAAGAATGCCGTATGAATATCCATCAGACAATTCCCCGTTCGGATTGCACCTCCTTCGCCAAGTGCGGCAAGCACTCACTTGCATATTGCAGGAGGTACGGTGCGTCCGAATGCGGACCATGTGAAATCGTGAGGAGGAAACCCCGTAACCGGGTGGTTGTTGACGGAGTGGAGCGTAAACTGTGCACCCACTGTGGTAGAGCGCTTCCGTTATCCAGGTTCTTCTATAGAATAGCCCGTCGTAACGGTAAGGAATACCATCTGAAAGCGTCATGGTGCAAGATGTGTATGGCAGAGGTACAGAGCGAGCGGAATAGAAAAAGGAAAATGAATTGAGATTAACGTGTGCAAAAAGAAGCCATTTCTGCACATGAAGTATTAACACGAGCGGAAACCGGTGGTTTTTGCTCACAATAAGAAATATATGAATATCCAATCTAAAATAGCTTACTCCATCTCTTTGTTGCGCAAATGTGCGCAAATGGCGCTTGACTATGACCCCGAAGATGGATTTTACTTGGCATTCTCCGGTGGTAAGGACAGCCAAGCTCTCTATCACATAGCAAAGATGGCAGGAGTGAAATTCAAGGCTCACATGAACCTAACCAGTGTTGACCCACCAGAGGTTATTCGCTTTGTGAAACGGAACTATCCGGATGTGGAGCTGATAAAGCCGAAGATGTCAATTTATGATATGGCACTTAAGAAACATTTAATACCTACAAGAATTCTTCGTTGGTGTTGTGCTGAATATAAAGAGATGTCTGGCGCAGGAAAGGTGACACTAATAGGTATTCGCCATGCGGAAAGTGTAAGGCGTTCCAAACGAAAGGAGATTGAAATTAGCTCCCATAAATTCAGTGGGAACTTCGACCAATTTTCGGAGCACAAAGAGAAAATGGTTGCATGTGTTGGTGGCAAAGACAAGATTCTTGTTTCTCCGATTATCCATTGGAGTGATAAAGATGTATGGGATTTCTTGAACGGAAATAACATAGAGCACTGCTCCCTATACGATGAAGGATATAAACGAATAGGCTGTATTCTCTGCCCGATGTCAAACTATAAGCAGAAATTAAAGGATTGTCAGCGCTTCCCTCATGCCCGTACAAGATGGATTCAGACCATACAAAAACTCATTGATACCGGATATGTCAATCGTAACTTTACCGATGCAGAGTTTGGTTTTAATTGGTGGATTAGTGGAAAGTCTTTTGACCAATATTATGCAGATGAGGTGTTACAACGGAAAATAGAGTTTAACGAATAACAATAAAAGAGTAGTTATGAAACAGACAGTAGAAGAAGCAGCAAAAAAGTATTCTTCGCAATGGGCATGGAACTCTCAACCGGATATGTGGCAAAGCGAAAAGGACTTCAAGGCTGGTGCTGAATGGCAAGCAAAGCAATCACCGTGGATAAGCGTTGAGGATGCAATACCTAACAAACAAGCAAAAGGCATGTGTCAAGTGAAATATGTTGATGGTAGTATTGATGAAATGGCAATGCGAGAAGTGAATAAATGGATATATCCCTACATCAAGACTGGATATGTTGCTCATTGGATGCCCATCCCCTCTTTCGATTAGATACTTGAAGCAAACAAGGATGTACTGGAATATATTAAGGAGATTGAAAATGATAAAGAAATGGTATGAAGTTTCGTGTGATTTGTGCGGAAATGGTTTAAATCACTATGCAGAATTAAAACCTACTTGCACTGATTTAAGGAGAGATGGTTTTAAAGTTAAAATCAATAACGGAAAGGTGTTTGTTTTTTGTAAAGAGTGCTATGAAAAGATAAAGAAGGAGACAAAGAAATGAAAGGAAATATATTTGACAAAATAAGGAAAGCTTCTATTAAATATCAAGGGTACATGCTTGATTGTTATGATATATCCAAAGAAGCACAAAAGCATATAGATTGGAACAATGATGTTTCGTGTGAATATTATCCCGGTGATGGAGTATGTATAATGATAGACGAAAATGTTTGTCGTGCTGTAACGTTTTTTGATTTGGTAGAAGAATCGGAAAACGGTATGATTGACAAGGAAACTTTTATGAGAAATTGTATCTGACATGGAAAGATATAGAATTGTGAAAGAAATAAGGTATAGCGGCTGTATTCCGATAGTCGTGTATTGCGTACAAGTCAGAAAAGACAAACGTCTTTCGTCTGAATGGGTGAATGTAAAGGGGTTTGATACCTATAGGAAAGCAAGAGAGTTGTTGTATATTTTAAACGGTGATTGATATGGAAATAGTTCCGGATTTGACAAAAAGTAATTTATCTAAAAACCAGGTAGAATATATTCAAAAGAAACAGCATGAATATAAATTGACGGACAAGAAGAGGAGGGTTCCGGGACATATTTTATTTTCATTCAATCTGAAAACGAAAGAGATAAAGAGAGCTTCTATTACTAACGAAGTTTCAATTGGATTAAACGGGAAACTTATAATGACAACTAAAACAGTTATTGAGCCGGATTGCTATTACGAACAAGCTTTGAATGAAAAGAATTTTAGAAAAAGATTAAAGAGGATTGGGTTAATATGAAAACAATTAAGATTTCAAATTTACAAGAAGGGGATTTGTTCATATATAAAGGCGTAATGTATGAGATTGTACACAAGGACAAATGGGAAACCTATTGTAAATATGTCAATAATAAAAGTCGTTTGGGATGGTTTTCAAGTGAATATCTTTATTGTAAATTTAGTAATTATACAAAAGTAGAGATTTAGATGCTATGAGTAAATATAGATACAGAGAAGTAAAGAATTATATCCACAACGAATTAAAGTTGACTAAAGAGGATATAAAGGAAATTATGATTCCAATTGTGAAAGAGGAAGTTAAACGTATCTTTCAAAACACCTATGGGAATGATGTCGATATAGAGAGGTGGGTTCGTTGTATGGTTTCCAACGAGATACAAAGACATGGTGATTACTCTATGATAAGGAATTTATGCAGGGAGATAATTAAGGAGGAAATTACCGATAGGTTGTCAATTGATATAAGTTTTAAAAAGAAAGAGGGGTAAAATATGCAGAACGAAATTTCTTGGAATGAAAATACTTATTATGAGATTTATAATCCATATATAGATATTCCTATTTTAGAACCATGTGATACACCTAAAATCGGAAAATATCGTCCAAAAGATGATAGATGTACAAACAAGCAGATTGCGAAACGCAGGAAGAGGAATAAGAACCGTAAAACACATAGGAAATGAGCAGGTTTGAGAAAGAGATACTTCCTTTCATGGAAGAGGAAATTATGCGAAAACTCCGTACATACAACGTGTACAGTATAAAGGAGTATGAAGACATACGGAAGGCAGTAAGGTATTCAATCAGATTTTGCAAGAAACATAAAATAGTTCGATGTGAAGATAAAAATTTAAACAAAGAAAGGAACGAGAAATGAAAAAGTATAAGGTTTTATTTTGCGATATGGATGGAACGTTGATTGAGACAGTAAGCGGTAAGACGTTCCCAAAGGGTATATGGGACATGAAGTTTAAGTTTGATGTCCTGGATGCAATAAAGAATTTGAACCCTAAAGTAATCTTTATTGTGACAAATCAAGGAGGGATAGAAAAAGGTTTGTCGTCAGAATTATTTACTTATGTAAAATGCAAGTACGTGAATAACAGTATAATGGATTATTGCGACATTGATACGCGTTTTATGTATTGTGGAAGCAATAACAAAACCCACCCTATGAGAAAGCCGAATACCGGAATGCTTGAAAAACTTTTTGACAACTATAAATCATGGAATGCTGGTTTAAGTGAAAAAGATTGTCTGATGATTGGTGATGCAAGCGGACTTGAAGGGCAGTTTTCGGACAGTGACAAGAAAACAGCCGAGAATTTTGGCATAGACTATATGGATGTCAGCGAGTTTGTAAATGTTTACGGGAAAGGGGTATAATTATGGAAGTAAAGAACGGAATAATAATAGACGGAGTGTTGCATGAAGCTGAGAATTATCCAAATGACCATGAATGCAAGATATGTTCTCTTCACAAGGAATGTAATGAATTAGAGAATCGTTGTGATGAATGGATTTGCAGGCTTATTGATTGTAGGTATTTCGTCAATCGTGGCAAAGTGACTGATATTAAGATAGATAAGGAGGAATAAATCATGTGTAATTCAATAGAATGGGGTAAATGTGAAATATGTGGAAAGGAAGACCAGTTGGAACGTACTTATTTCTACTATTCAATACATTGTGAATGTTGTGGAAGCAAAGACGAGAATGGGCAAAATAGGCATTTTGAAATGGTAAGACATTGTAGGAAATGCCCGGCTCCTATACCTAAAGAAATACATCCATTATATAAAGCGATGGATGGTAAAACTTATCGTGCGAGTTTTTCTAATATACTTCCCATTGATGTTAGAGGGGAGTTTATCATAAATGAACCGATAATTAAGGAGGAATAACGATGGAAAGCGATAAACTTATATTAGATGCTTGTTGTGGCAGTAGAATGTTTTGGTTTGACAAACATAACCCTTTGGTTTTATTTGTAGATAAGCGTTCAGAAACACTTACAGCTAAGGACAAAGATAGAATCAGAACTATAGATGTAAAACCGGATGTGATAGCCGATTTTACTAATTTGCCGTTTGAGGATAATTCTTTTTATATGGTGGTGTTTGACCCACCTCATTTAAAAACACTTGGTGAAACCTCATGGATGGCTAAGAAATACGGTAAACTGCCAAAAGATTGGAAATCACTCATACACGACGGATTTACCGAGTGTATGCGCGTCTTGAAACCTAATGGAACGCTCATTTTCAAATGGAACGAAAGTGAGATAAAAGCTTCGGAAGTTTTGTCCGTTATCCCCTTTAAGCCTCTATTTGGGCATACCACCGGAAGGCAGAGCAAAACAATATGGATGTGTTTTATGAAGCAAGAACAGGAGGAATGACAATGGAAAATAGAAAGAAATTGGCGATAGCGACTATATGTCGGGCTTATTTGAATATTCACGGCTTTATCACGCCAGCAGAAAACAGAGGAGGAATAAATGATGCACCAGTGTGACTATTGTTGTTGGTATAACGAAAGATACGGGAATTGCGATTGTCCGTATGTAATGAAGAAGTCGGCTTGTGATAAAGCTAAAAAGGAGAAAGAAAGGAGTGAGAAATGAACGTATTGGAACATTATGTAATAGAAATAATAGGGAAACCTTATTATCACGATTACGGAAGCGGAAAATATAGGTGGTGGCTGAAAGTTAAAGCCATTTGTTACGGCACAGAATCGGAAACGACGTTAATGTTTGACAGTGAATCTGATGCGCTGAATGTATGTAAAGGGTATATGTTTTTAGCTTAAAAGAAATTGGGAAATGGAAACAAAACAAGTATTATCAATAGAACAAATGAAGCACTTGCAGGAGCTTGGATTAGATACAAGCGATGCAAGTGTGTACTGGAAAAGGGTATCACATGGAAGCCGTATTAATGATAAATACAAAGGTGTATGGTTTTTGAGTTTACAGAAGGAGTTTCAGACTTGTGGGTTTGCGTCGTATGAAATACTTCCTGCTTATACATTAGGAGATATTCTCGATAAGCTGCCAGAATCAGTACAGGTATATGATTTGTACATATTTAAGAAAGTGGGTTTGTGGTGGCTCAAATATGTAGACGTAACGAATAATGGAACCGTTCGTTTAGAAAAAATGCCGAGGTTGATAGATGCCGCCTATTATATGCTGTGTTGGTGCATTGAAAAAGGATATGTTAAAATTGACAAGGAGGTTAAAGATGGAAGAAAAGAAAATTGACTGGGAACAAAGACGTTATGAGCTGGTGAAGGCTGCAATGCAAGGATTTTGTAGCAATCCACATGAACAGATAATGAGTGCTGACTCAAATATAGTGGCAGAATGGAGTATTGGTTTTGCTGATTCACTAATAAAGAAACTGAAAGGAGATTGAATAATGTCAAGAGGAGAAATATTAAAGCTATCAGATTTGAAAGATATGCACGGCTCTATTTCATTGGAGTATACGGGTATTCTTTATGCAGGTGTAGATAGGGAAAAGAAGCTCCGTGAATTGGCAAAAGTTAATCCGCAGGAGTATTGTCTTGCATTGGGTGTGAATGATGATAGTGAAATTTTCAAAGACATTTCGTCGGGTTCCTTAGTGTCTCCGATGAAATTTTTTAAAAGACTGAAAGGAGAATAACCATGGATGCAGAATTTAAAAACAAGAAAGAGGTGGTCTTTGATGGGAAAGACCTTATATTCAACGTGGACGGAATAGAAATCAAGAACGGAAAACTGCCTGATTCCTTCAGTATAAAAGAGCGCTATGAGATAAGCGCGGAAAGCATTTCCATGCTTGTCGTAGCGTTGGGTGACGGGAATACGCTGGCTGAATTTACTGATGTACAAGAAGGATTCAGTTTTTCCAGGAAAACACGGGCAATATATTCCCTGAAGGATGAGTATGTCAAGAAGCTTGTCGAAGAAATAGCCAAGTTGGAAAATAAAGTAAATTCCCTGCAAGAAGAGCTTCATGCAGGATGTATAAAAGCTGCTGATGAAAGATACAAGCGTATACTGCTGGAAGGTTTGATTGAAGAGCGCAACAAGCGCTCCTGGTGGGGACGGACAGAAAAGATTGAACTGAAAACAGAGGAGTGAGAATGGACCCGAGAATAATAGATTTCCCGGAATACCCGTGGAAGACCTTGAATGTACATAAGGACTTTAACTACTCGTACAACATCAGTCCGGGAAAGAAAATAGAGGGGGATTTGTTCGATTCCTCCAAGATGAAAGTTGTGTCCTACAATGAAAACAGCCATGTGCAGATATTGGCTGTATGTGACCCTTACGGACCGCCTATCTATGCACGCAGGGATATTGACGGTTTGTTATGGTCCTCATGGGTAAAAATAGAGGAGGAGCACTTCTGGCAAGAGATTAATAGTTGTGCAGCAGCCATTAAGTTTCCTCCTCTGTGTACGTCTCATTATTATTTTTAAGTATTATGAAAAATGAATCGTTTGAAAGGGCTAAAATCCTTAAGGAAGAGATTGAAAAGTGTGATTCCCTGCTTGATTCAATCCAGAAAAGCAGCAGGGAATGCTGTGTGTATCGCGATGCCGTCAAGACATCTGGTGACATTGCGGTTATCACCCTTCCTAAATATTGTACTCAGTACATTATTGATGGACTTTATGTAAAAAAATGCCGACTGGAGCAGGAATTTAAAGAGTTATAAATCAAAACAAGGAAAGAAGAGGAATAACTATGAAAGCATATGTAATGAAACTTGAAAACAATTGCGTGATTGTTGACGAGGAATATTTTAACGAGATAAAGAAGCAGTCAGAATTCAACCAGGAAAGGATAAATGAGATTGCTGAGGAAAGGTTCTTGAAATACGTCAAAGAAAGCGGTATCAAACTTTCCTACGAAGTGAACGGAATACCTTATATATTTCATCATGACTTGTTGAGTGAATTGAACTATGAGGAAAGAGGATATCCGGAATCCGTGTCAGAAAAGGTGAAGCATGTTATCGCAGACGATATAACCGAGGCTTTGAATGATAAGTTTAAAGGACTGAAAGACGAGGCTTTGAATTATGCGTTAAGCGAGTTTGACAAGCGGAAACACGGTTTGGAGGCTACTGCAAAAATATGGGAATATCTTGCATTGATATTTTTCATTATGACTATTGTTTCAATAACCGCATTATTTATATGGTTATGACAGAAGAACTTGTAACATTAGAGACAGCAAAGATGCTGAAAGAGAAAGGGTTTGATTGGAAGTGTGAACGCACGATAAGTTGCGATAAAATTATTAGAAGATGGAACCGTCCGCAAGACATATCATGTTGCACAGAAATAGATGGCGAATTAGTTGAATTTTTATGTCCAACATTGTATGTTGCCCAGAAGTGGCTACGTGAAATCAAGAACTTACATATCACTATATATAATAGTGCTTCCGGCTACACATACGATATATCTAAAGCGGATATGGGAACGGTACTTTATTGTTCCCCCGAAGGTCCTAATGATGGAGGTAATTGGGACACCTACGAGGAAGCACTGGAAGCAGGAATACAAGAAGCGTTAAAACTTATATGATATGGCTAAGAAAATAATGTTTAATGATAAATACAGCTTAACCCAAGCCGTATTGGATGGTCGGAAGACTATGACGAGAAGAATAATCAAATGTCCAAGAACTTTTAAAGGAGAATGGGTCGCCGGATTCAATATACACAGACGCCATTCTGATAAAAAGATTGTTGATTGGCCTTGTATGTATGATGCAGATGAAAGAGAGTTTGATATGGGCGAGATATTACCAAAATACAAGGTTGGTGAAGTTCTTGCCATTGCACAGAGATACAAAGATGTAGTGGAAAAAAGGGATGAAGCCCAGGAAACATTAGGTCTATATAAAATAGGTAAAAGATATCTTACAATGGAAGAAATGGGTGCAGGATGGAACAACAAGTTATTTGTCCGCGCTGACTTCATGCCCCATCACATCCGTATTACCAACATCAAAATCCAAAGGCTTCAAGAAATCTCTAACGAAGACTGCTTGAAAGAAGGAATAATAAAAACTATTCATAAGTCCGCTGACGGTGAATGGGGAAGATATTATTGGCATCATGGAGTTACGAGTTCCAATTGTCCTTATGGGCAATACAAGGAATATAGTAGTCCATTAGAAGCTTTTGCATCCTTAATAGATTGCGTTTCTGGCAAGGGTACGTTTAAGAGCAATCCTTATGTATTTGCTTACGAATTTGAACTGATTGATTAAATTCATTATGGATAATATAGGATTAAAATAGGCACAATGAATGAGTGCTGCCTTAAATGCAAGTTTTCGTTGGATGCGTATAACGACAAATTTGTGAGATGTTCATATCATCGTTTTTATCCTTTTAAACAATTTGTATGTAACAATTATGGAAGCCGCTAAAATCAATAAATGTATTGAGGATGAGTATAACAAATTAAAGAATAACAATAATGGGAAAAGACATTAATAATGAACGTGAAATAAAATTCAGAGCAAAGGCCATCAATGACGATTTTTTCAAAGGAGAATGGGTGTATGGTTATTATACGAAAGAATTATGGAGCGGCAATCTTTTGGACGTGATAACAGACGGAGCCAATGATATACCCATACAGGTAGAGACGTTGGGGCAGTTCACCGGCTTTTGTGATAAGAACGTGAAAGAAATCTATGAATACGACATTGTAAGAGTATATGCAAAAGATGGAGCTTTCAACATAGTAGTGAAATGGAGCAATGAATCAATGGCATTTATGGCTTGCTATGTAGATGGGAATCAATCCCCATTCTCCTGGTTTAGCAACATGCTTATATGTGGATTAGAGGTGGTTGGTAATGTGTTTGATAACCCTGATTTAATTATAAGGAATGACAATGGAGATAATATTATTAGGGAAAAGGCTTGAAGACTATCCGGAAACAGAATATTACGAACGAAGGCTTATTTACACAACATACAGTTATGGCTTCAGAGAGCATAATATTACGGCATTCAAGAGCAGGCTGAAAAAAGACTTTGACTACGAAGTAATAAATCATTTCGTCAAGGACGGTAACGACTTTTGGACTACAGATGAAATTATAGCCGCTGTCCGTGTTTCCTTGTCCCTCAATCTGCTTACGGATGAAGAGTGGAAGAAGGCAATTCCGATTATAGAGCGTGGCCTTGAAGCCAATAAAGCCTATGTCCGTATGCTTGACGAGATGTCGGCTATATTGGAGAAGTATTGCGAGGAATGGGAGGATTTGGGTATGCGCCATACCTTCATGCAACGTGTTCCTCATGAATGCTGGCAGGGACGTTTTAGCAGGCATAGCCAGAATCCAGAACAAAAGCCGAATTATTCATGAGTATCAAGCAATTAAAATAAGGTAAGTAATGAAACATCTATTCTTTTTATTTGTAGGATTTTTGGCTTTATATGAAATTATGAAAGCCTTAAACTGTAAGAAAGTATATTCCCGCACATGCGAATATAGACATCTTCCCAAGGAAGATGTAAAGGCATATTTAAAAGAGCACCCTATGCTTCTTCTAATGAGTATTTTGGATATTTTCGGATGGATAACATTAATGGCTGGACTAATGACAAGCCAGTGGGTTTTATTCCTGGCGGTAATGGCTTTGTCTTTGTCGAGATTTCAACGCCTCGGCAGTTGGGCTGTGTGTATAGATAGTATCATCACTGTGGCTATTTATTTGTTTGCCATTATTAATACTTATCATTTACATATAGAATTATGAGTAAACTATACAAAGTAACCCTCTTCGGCAAACCGTTCATGATTGGATGGTTCAGCCACGCGGACAAATGGTATCACAAGATTGGAATAATATATTGAAATCATGAGAAAAGTAGACAGACTGAAAAAGCTCCATGCCCCTATTGATGACAAATACAAGAAGATTGACACAACGGCCAACGGGGACGCTGAAAGTCTTGTCGAGCAGCACAAGGAAGTGGAAAGAAGGCTACATCCATTACGTATAGACAGAAGCACGGTGATTTACGTGCCGGCAGAAAAATGTAATAAGGGATACCGCCGAAAATGGATGAAAAAGGTTGGTATGGAAAAATAGATTGTCGTTGTATAATTGTAGGTATTTATCACAAAGTAAGCAAAAGTTAAACTCTTGATTATGAGCGAATTATCTGCGTAAATATTTGGCTAATTCGTTGATAATGAGTATCTTTACAATACTAAAAGAAACCAATATTACTAACAATTAAAAGATGTATGATTATGAATACAGCAAAATACAATAAAGGTCAATCGGTAGTTGTAACCACTAAAAGTGGTAAGGTAAAAGGTACTATTTCAAGTGTTGATATGAATGTTTGCACTTTTGAAACTGAGTATTCAGTAGATTATTTAAAAGAAGGTAAAATATGGACTATGATTGACGTACCTGCAAGAGCAATTGAATTAGCATAAGTTTAATCAGCAGGGCGAAAGCCCTGCATAACACATAAGAGCAATGAACACATATTACAAATTTGCGCCAAACGTATTTCTGGCAAAGTGCGATGAAAAGCATGAAAAAGGTGAAACAATTGATGTTACCACCAAGTATGGTAAAGAAAATGCTTGCATAGTTTTCAATCTGATTTTCGAGAAAGACGGTTTTTACTATTACTCTATAGTAAGGGCTGACGGCTTTAATGTTCAAGAGTGGGCGAAGCAAAGAGCGGAAAGACGCAGGGAGTGGGCGGCTTCGGCAGAACAAAAGAGTTATAAGTATTACGAGAAATCGAATAAAGATAGAGACTTCCTATCATTGGGAGAACCTATTAAAGTCGGACATCATAGTGAAAGAAGGCATAGAAAGGCAATAGATGACGCTTGGAACAATATGGGCAAAAGTGTTGAGTTTAGCGACAAAGCTGCCGAACATGAAAGAGTAGCCAAGTATTGGGAAAAACGCGCTGAAACTATCAATCTTTCAATGCCTGAAAGTATCTACTTCTACGAACATAAACTGGAACAAGCTAAAGAATACCATGAGGGCGTAAAGTCTGGCAAATACCCACGTGAACATGCGTACACTCTCACTTATGCCAAGAAAGCCGTAAATGAGGCACAGAAGAATTATGAACTTGCATTAAAGTTATGGGGAGACGAACTATGAATATATCACTATTAAGTCTTACTGACAAACAGGAATATGCCGTAAGGAATATCCTGCAATCATTAGATAATGCAAAAGTTTTCTGCTCGTATCTTGATAAGAATGATTTGAGAAAAGAGCTGGAGGATATGATTGAACGATTCGTTAAACAAACCGAAAAGAAAATCAATGAAAATTTTTGAATATGGTACAGTTGATATTAGAAAATAGACTTATAGGTAATTCGGGCTGGATTGTTGAGTATTTCGATGTGCAAGGTTCAAAGTACATCAATACCGTAAAGATAAGAGGAGACAAGGATTACCAAATAGGAGATATATTCAACGCAATAGAGTATGGACATGATGGACTAAGTAGCTACCAACGCAAACACGGCATTGAGTATGACGGAATAAGTTTCCAATCCTCCATTGAAAAAGCAGAGGTTGAAATACTCTTGAATTTTCATTTGATAGACGAACTCAAAAAACGCTTCAAACCATGTTTCGTTTACCAAAAAGAATGGATGAACGAAGATGACTACGATGAAGCTGTTCGTGATAAAGCAAAGGAAATTTATGTTGATATTATAACTAATCTTTCTGAGGAATTGCATAAGGACTTTGAAGAGATAGATGAATCGGTGTCAGTCAATGAATACGATGATATTATATGTAGTTTTAGTAGTCAAATCATAAATTATACAGCATGAAAACGAAAGTAACTAAAGATGGTTTTATATGGCTTGTTGTACCAAGTGACGACGCAATGGAAATGTGGAAATCAAAGACAGCCGAATTGTATATACTCCACAATGATGACAGCGAAACAATGGTTGAAACCGATTTACAAGTGCAACGTGCCACATTCAGCGGAGAGCAGATTGGCATCGAAGTAGGATTCATCAAAGACTTGCTTCCTGTTTGCCCCAAATGTGGCAAAAGGCTTGTTCCAAGTGACAATCCTGAATATGTTTGGCAGTGTTATGAATGCGATGAGGATTTTTATTCATTTGAAGTGTGTAATGGAGACCAAAACCAATAAAGCAATTTCACTACTCCAGTGCGGTGATTTTAAAGCCGCACTGGCTATTTTCTCCACTTTCCGCATGGGGTTTACCAAAGAAGAGCAAAGAACCTTGAAAATAGCAAGTGAAAGTCTTTCCGGAAATTCCTCGTTCTATCGTCAACTTGGAATTGATACCGACAAAGAGATTGAGAAAAGTAAATCATTGTTATTTGAGAAATATGGCCAGGGGAGGTTATCATAAATCTAAAACGGCATCGCAAATGTTTCGTGATGTCATCCACCCATACGACAATCTGTATGAGTTCTACATGTCTTGTGAGGATGCGGACGTGTATATTTGCTGCAAGGATGATAAAGGTCGTGAAACGGTGTTTGCAACTGGCATTTTTGCCCAAATGCTTGACTGTAAGTTGCTGAAATGCAAAAAGTTAAACAAAGTTTAAGTTACGCATATTTCTGCCTTAACTTGCTGGTAATCAATATATTATTCGTATCTTTACATATCAAAAGTAACAAATTAATCAATAAGAGCAATGAAGATTACACAAGAAACAATTAGCAAATTAAATGAACTTGGTTACAATGTTTGGGCAGATGATAGATACGGTTTTGTCGATATGAACGATTATAAGAGTGCTACCCACATAGGTATAGGAACAAAAAGTCACTCGGATGACTGGTCCTGCAAGTCGTTTAAAACTCCAAAGGAAAAAGAAGTCACTGTTGAATGGGTGCTTGATAAAATCAGTAAAGAGAATAGATATAAAAGTTTGTACGAATATCTTCAAAAGATAGCAGATAAAAATAGTATTAGCATATATCCTGCATCTTATGGTATAGGCGTTGCTTCTTTGTTCAATCGAAGTAAGGACATTGAAATGGTTTCTAATAAACTTCATTCTTTGGGCTTAAAATTTAAAAATGAATTGTCGCAAGGAGGTTGGGTTTATCGTTTCATTGTAAGTAAGGATAGTGAAAACATGAGAGTTCTTGAATCACTTAAATCAGCATAATATGAGCAATATAAAACAAATGACATCCGAACTTAACCAGGCATTATACTCTAATACCTACCAGTTCGAGATTGATACCGAAGATTTTGTTTTTGGATTCAAGAGCACCATAAGAAAGCGTACCAAAAATCTAGCGAAAGCTTTTAAGTTGGAGCAAAAGGTGACAAAAGACTGTGGACGTTTCCTGTCCGATACGGTTAGAATCGTATCTGTAAGAATATACAAGAACGGTGAGTTAAGAAAAGAACTTCATGCAGAAGAAATAACAGCAGCGTATAACGGATAAAATATAGAGCGATGATAACAATAGTAAAAGTGTATTTGAAAGACGAACAAGGTAGTGAAGACTGGTTCGTTACTCCTATCAACCTATCAGAGCAAGAAGCCCATAAATACTATCTCGGTAATACCTTCAATATGGGACGTGAAACAGACCACATGATGAAATGTTACAAGGTTGAGACAATAAAATCATCAAATTAGATAAATTTATGACTAAAAGTGGCGCTTTTTATGTCATATTTTGTATCTTTACACCATAAAAATAAAAAAAAGAGCAATGAAAATTTACACAAGTTATTTCGGAAATCATAGAAAGCTAGAAGCATCTAACATCAAAATGATATGTGTTGCCTTGGGTAAACCAAAATATTACAATGCTCCTCAAATAATAGAGGTGGCGCCAAGAAGATATATGTTGGATGATAAATGGACTTATGAAGAATACACGAACATGTATCTAAACGATGTCCTTTCAAAAGTCAATCCGCAGGAATTGATTCAAACCATCCAACGATTTAGTAACGGTCAAGATGTAGCTCTTTGCTGCTATGAAAAGCCGGGCGATTTTTGCCATCGCCATATTTTGGCAAAGTGGCTGACAGAAAAGACCGAAATCGAAATCAAAGAGTTCGGGGTGGTTGAGAGAAAAGAACCTAAGTATGAACAAGCAAGTTTGTTCTAAAGATATGTGTGAGGCTTTTTATGGTTATGGATACACACGTCAATTGAAAACGGAAACCATTGGCAGCTTGGGATAGACAAGCATTTGCGGAAATAGCTCATTGGTAGAGCGTTGGCATTCCAGCCAAAGAGTGGGGTTCGATTCCTTGTTTCCGCTCGAATGCTGTTAAACTCGGCTCGTTGATTTAGGTTGTGTTAAGTAGGCGACAAGGTTCGAGTCCTGCTACCACCAATAAGGGATAAAATGGTCATAGGGTGCTAAGACTAATGAACGGAAGTTCCAAGTGTACATAGGAATGGATGTCATCAAGACCGTAGCTGTAAGTACCAGGTTGAGTAGTTTAAATATCGTAGGATAACCAATCTACGGACGAAAACGAGAAAGCAGACGATACTTGTGTAGGTTCGACTCCTACTTATTCCTCAACCCTTATAGTAGCGATAAGCAAAAGCAAGAACATAAAAGCTTGTGCAGTTTACGGGGTGATGGAAATTGCCATCTGACACGACTGTAAAGAAGCCGAATAGATTGCATAAGTGTTCTTGCAAGTAGCTTGCAGAATGATTGAATTTTGTGTTAAGCCTGTCGGGAATACGCTCGGCAGGCATTTAACGCAAAATGTATATGAAGTTATATACAACCTCAATATATGGACGATAAAGGACTAATAAAAGCATGTGAAAACTCCGGCTGCGGTTGGAAGTGTTGTTCGTTCGGGTCGGACGGACATATTGTAATTCTCCCCCATGAACTTGACGGGTATGAAAAAGAAATTTCCCATTTACATATTATAGATGATGATTACTTTGGCGGTAAAAAGGTAAAATGTATCGCTAGAGACTGCAAATCATGTGATAATGGTTACAAGCCTATTATGTGTAGAACTTATCCTTTGTGGGTAAAGTCGGTAAAGAAAGGCTTTGTTTTTCGTAGTGGTAAATGTCCGTTGAAGAATGAACAACTTACAAAGCATAAGGAATTTGTATTAGATATTTTCGACAATTATAAAAAAGTGTTGTCGCCTAAAGTTGATATAGATGTATTCCTTTCTAAAGCATGGATTAACCGTTACGAACCATTATTCCCAACGCATAAAGGAAGTATAGAATATAAAATGCAGGTCAAATCTTTGTCCATGTATGATATATCCGATATTGAAAAAATGGAGCAAGCTCTTATTTCCAGTCCGGATATGTGCTTTGCATCGGAACCGGAAGATATAGTAAGGTGCTTGCAATCTGATTGTAGTTTCGGATTACTGGTAAATGACAAGCTGGTCGCTTATTCGCTTGCATACTTCACTGAATATGGTACTGCCTACATAGATAAATGCTTTGTTCATACTGATTATAGGGGAAACGGATTTCAATATGTACTTATTAATGCGAATATAGCGAGGTTAGTTGCTAATGGCGCACATGAAATATTTGCTATGACTTCTCCAAAGAATGAAGCAAGCATCAGGAGTTTTACTAATGCTGGATTTCAATTTAAGCGAGACACTAAGTACAAAGGGATTGAACGTTTAATTTTAAAGTGGGAGCTATGAAAGTTATAGTTTATACCAAGAATATAATTGAGAATATCGAAAAGGCGCAAACACTTGTTAATGCTCCTATTTCGTTAATGTTCAAAGATTTCTACGAGGATATTTATGGACATATCGCGGATAAAATAAACAATAAGATTTTTGGTCTCCATTTAAAAGACAGTATATGCTATTCTATCGGTAAGGCAGCCAGACACCAGAATGGGGCAGTTGCCGTTACTACGTATGATGCAATGGATTGTGTTGTGAATAGATGTATTAATAATATCTACATCCCTATCGATGGTTTTGATAATAGGGAAGGTGTAAGCCTATATGAAGCAAAACAGATAGCCAGAATGGTTCGTGCATGTGATGACAATTCTCATGCCTATGGAATGATTACTTCTGGTTGCTTGAATGAAAATAGACCGTCACTACGACGATTGTATGATATATGGAATACACTGAAAACAAGTACAGAATCAATTAGTTTGGGTGGTAGCTTTTGGCTGGGACAAAACGAAAGACTTCCGGATTTCATTAGCGATGTACGTATAGGAGAGTATATGTTGTTTGGCACAATTCCGTATAATGAAGATGAATACAAATTAGGGAGGAATGGCATTGAATTAAGTACTAAAGTTATAGGGGTTTTTCCGGACCGCAACCAAATACTTCTTGATTGCGGCTATTCTATGGCTGATATGCAGGATTGCTCATGTGCAAATAGGGAATTGGTCTATTCGGATTGCTCCAGCGAATACACTATGATGAAGTGTTGTGGCAGAGCTTCAGATTATTGCATTGGTGATGTTGTTACGTTTGTTCCCAATTATAAATCATTAGTCAAGTTGAGATATGCAGAACATGAATATAGATAAACCTTGGATTGACTATATTGCCAATCGTACATTTGGCATGGAATTGGAGTTTGCCGATGGTGAAAAACAGCGTATCCCACTTCCATCCGGTTACAAGTGGACGGACAACAAGTTGACCATGATGAATAATTCGGATGGTTCGGCTGTTACACATCACGGTCAGTTTGGCGGTGAGATAAACACTCGACCATATCATTATTGTATGGAAGATTTGCAGGAATTGAAGGACTTCATTCAGACCATGAAAGATGCAGGGAGCTATCTTATGTGGAATGAAGGCTTTGATGCACATCTGTACATTAGGGATATGGATTTGGATGTTATTAAGCGTATGTTTGTCCTCTCTTATTATACTGCATATCCTATCAAGCGGATATTTGACATCGCGGAATGGTGGGAAACGAAATACCTTGTGCCTAGCCCACCTTGGGATGTGGTAAAGCGTGTACTGGAAGCCGATAATATCGATAACTTGCTGAAGGTCTTTAACAATGGTTCAGACAGAGGGCATATCCGGTATTGGCTTAATTTATGTTCCATTGAGAAGATTGGAACGGCAGAGTTTCGCATCTTCAATAGCTCTTGGAACTTCGACAAGGTGCTGGAAACAATCAAGTTCATGTATTCATTTGTAGAGTATGCCTACTTACATGAAGATATGGAAGAGTATAAGCAACTTACTACAGTTGATAGGTGTCTTGAGGTGTTTCATATTGACTATTCTAAAGTTCCCCAAAGGCATAAACCGCTACTTTGGGCGGCAGAGCACTCGGATAATGTCACTATAGTAGGTTCCATGTTCAAGAAGTCAAACCGAATGCTTTCCTTCATCAAGAAAGAAGCGGCCAAGTTTGATGTTGCTCATGTGGTAAACTCATATTATATGGATATAGAGCAAGTCCTTACCAATAGGGAAATTAAAGTTTACACCAAAGAGTATTTTATCTACATGATGTACAAGGCAATCAGGGGTGAGATAAAAGAACTGCACTTTAATGATGAATATGATTTTCTGAACATCAAATCTGAAATCCCGGCTGAAATCATAGCCACCATCCATCTTTTCAACGCGATTAAGAAGCACAAAAACTCGCAGGATATTTACCATAAGTCTCTTTATGACGATTTCATGTCTAAGTTGGAGTATTATCATAAGAAGTATGCGGAACGTTATCAAAAACTTGTGGATAGCCTTAAAAGCAAGTCTATTGAAGTATCCTATTGTGCTGATATATCAGATGCTATTCTTAATTGTAAAGAGAATGATATACTAATCTATCAGAATGAATTTCATTCCGGCATGAAAGCCACAAGCAACGCATTACAGCGTTTCTTGCTGGATGATTTCGGATGGCAAGAACGAACTAAAACGAAATATGCAGAAATAGATGAAGAACAAGTTAATTACATGGCTCTCTCACAGCATGGATTTATGGGTAGAAGAGAGGTATTCAAAGACCAACGCACATATATTTGGTCTAATGTGGTAGAAAGTGGAGACAGCAGTTTTAGTAAACGGACTATCATTCCTCTAAAATATAAACGGTTGCCGGATGATTATATGCTTACAGATAAAAGCAAGCTCCGGTTTGTACGTGCTTCTATGGCAGAGATTGATTATCTGCGTATGATTTACTTGAAAAAGGGTATTATTCTAGGTTCTGCACCGTTCTGTTATTTATGGTTTCTGGATGATTATGTGTTCGGAGCTTGTATGTTTGATTTCTTGAAGGTAAGTAAATACGGCATGGATGCAGTTTGGATGAAGTCGGATTTTGTGATAGACCATCCATTACCAAAATTGAGTAGATTGCTAATAATGGGTGTACTTTCGTCAGAGTTCAAATATGAATTGGATATAAGATATAAACATGAATGTGGAGTGATTGCCACTTCTGTATTTACCGATAAACCGGTAAGTATGAAGTATCGGGGAGTGTTCAAACTGCATGAACGCTGTGTTGGTAAACTCCATTACATACAGGATGCAGGTATTCGTGGAAAATTGGACGATATTTTAAAAGCTTTTGTGAAAAAATACGGTGATGAGCCGAGAAAGGGATAATAAATGGGAAAATTCAAGATAGCGGAAGTGCAATTATCTGACATTAAGCTGGTCAAGAAAAATGCTCATTTTATGCAGCAGGACACGTTTAATGCCTTAGTGAATAACATTCGTAGGGACGGTCAATTATCGTCTGTACCGTTTTGTGTAAAGCATTCGGATGGTTCTTATACGGTAGTAAGTGGTAATCACCGAACACAAGCGGCAAAGATGGCCGGTCTTACATCCATCCATGTTATGTACATAGATGAAGAAGAGACTACAAACGATTGGTTGCTGGCAACACAATTGTCACATAACAGTATAGTTGGGCAGGACGATGCGGAAGTATTGAAACAGCTATTGGACGAGATAACGGATGTCGCTCTAAAAGAATATGCGCATATCAGCAATGAAGTTCTGGAAAGCGTGAAGGACATCAACTATACGGTTGAAATGCCGAATAACGAAATCGTTCCGGTAACTCTCATGTTTGTTGATACGCAGAAAACTACATTTGATAAGTTGATGGAAACGTTGGATTGCTATTCGGAAAAAGAACTTGGTAATCTAACTTTGGTGGATATGGATACAATGCACCGATTGAATGAGGTGTCGGCTAAAGTTCAGACAAAGTATAAAATCAAGGCTCAGGCTTTGAGTATCTGTAAGATGTTGGAAATCGTAAACAATGTATTGGAGGGCAATAAAGATGGCACAGAAGTATAGGCTTAATACCAGACAGAAAAAACAGTTGTTTCTTAAAGCGTTGGACACAAGAATGCTTAATGTAACATCTGCATGTGAAGCTGCGAATATATCCAGAACTCTTGCTTATAAGTGGAAAGCAAATGACCCGGATTTTGCAGAGAAATGGAAGGATGTTGAGGAAAGTTTTTACGATAAATTGGAAACTACGATGTTCGCCAAAGCCTTGACGGAGCAAGATAATACTATGCTTATTTGGCTGAGCAAGACCAAAATGAAACATAGAGGTTATATTGAAAAGGTGGAGCAGGATGTGAATGTGAATCCGTTTGAGAAATTGATGCAGGAATTGCCGGACGACGAAGAATGACAATATCAGATGGAAAAGCTTTGCGGAAAATCAAATCATGGACTGAGGACTGGAATAGGTTCGTCCGTGATGCCCTTAAGGCACGTTTGGATAAAGAACAGCAGGATATAATTTCTTCTGTTCAATATAACCCGATGACAGCCGTTGCATCAGGTACAGCCCGTGGCAAGGACTTTGTAGCCGCTTGTGCATCTTTGTGCTTCATGTATCTTACCCCGCGTTGGAAAGATGGAAAGTTGACAAAAAACACAAAAATAGCCATGACGGCACCGACGGCCCGTCAAGTGCAGAATATCATGATTCCGGAAATATCGCGCTTATACAGAAATGCGGGCTTTCTTCCGGGCAGATTGTTGTCTTCCGGTATAAAGACTGATTATGAAGAATGGTTCCTAACAGGGTTTAAAGCTGGTGACGACAATACAGAAGCATGGTCTGGTTTCCATGCAGTGAACACAATGTTTGTTGTTACTGAAGCTTCCGGTATATCAGAAGCGACATATAATGCCATTGAAGGAAACTTACAAGGTAATTCTCGCTTTCTTATTGTGTTTAACCCGAATGTTACTACTGGTTATGCTGCACGTGCGATGAAGTCGGAACGTTTTGCAAAGTTTCGTCTTGATTCTCTAAATGCAGAAAATGTTGTATCAAGAAAAGATATTATTCCTGGACAGGTGAATTATGAATGGGTAAAGGACAAAGTTTTAAACTGGTGTTCTCCGTTACAAAAAGCGGATTTCAATGAAGGCGATGGAGATTTTATGTGGGAAGGAAAGCTGTACCGTCCTAATGACCTTTTCCGTGTAAAGGTCAGAGGCATGTTCCCTAAAGTTTCCGAGGATGTACTTATACCTTACGAATGGATAGAGATTGCAAATAGGAATTGGCAAGAATTGCAGACAAGTGGTTTTACTCCAGCCAAATCTTGTAAATTAGGAGTTGACGTTGCCGGTATGGGACGTGATAATAGCGTGCTTTGTCCCCGATATGGCAACTATGTACCACAGTTTGAGGTGCATCAATCTGCCGGACGTGCAGACCATATGCATGTGGTTGGTATGACAATACCTTATTTGAAGAAGAAAGGAGCAAAAGCGTTTATTGATACGATAGGGGAGGGTGCAGGTGTCTATTCCCGTTTGTTGGAAGAAGAATTTACAAATGCTTTTTCATGCAAATACTCGGAAGGGGCAGATGGATTGCATGATATTACCGGAGAGTACGAATTTGCCAACATGCGTGCATATCTGTATTGGGCTTTACGTGATTGGCTCAATCCTAAAAATGGTTTTGGTGCAGCTTTGCCGCCGTGCGACCAGTTGATGGAAGAAGCTACTGAAACCAAGTGGAAATTCCTTAGTAATGGGAAGATTATTATTGAACCTAAGGAAGATGTCAAAAAACGTATTAAACGTTCTCCTGACTGGATGGATGCATTAGCGAATACGTTTTATCCTAGAGATTACAGCTTTATTAGTGAAGAAGAGTTGCTTAAAGACTTTTTGTAGTTGTGTTTCTTTTAGTACCTTTGTAACCGAAAACACTTCTAATTTGTGTTTTCATTGCTCTTATGTGCACTGGCTTGTGAAAGTCGGTGCATTTCTATTGTACGGTGAGCTGTTTTCTTATTGTGCTCCAACCTTAGAGGCGTGCAGAGAAAAACGGGATAAATGGCTGCAAAGTCATTGATACAAGTTACGGTAAGTTATTTAGAAGAGAGGGTATCGCATACCCTCTCTTTATGTCCGGTATTTACAAGGCCATTTCGTGTTCAAGTTCTTTAGATATAGCTTTATTGATAAATTCATTAATTGTTGTTCCAGTGCTGGAAGCGAAAGCAGCTATACGGGAGTGCAAGTCTGGTGACATACGTAGATTTAACTTCCCACTATAAGGCTTTTCAGGCTGTATATCCCTTTCTTTACAGTTTTCAAGATAAAAGTCTATAGATTCCTCGAAGTCTTTACGGACCTCATCAACGGACCTCCCTTCATAAAGTATTGACGCTTTTCTTAGCCCTTGCACTTTTCCAAACAGACAATTGTCTTCCGGGCTGTATTCTACAGAACCGGAATATCCTTTGTATTTTAAGAGTCCCATAATTACTTTGTTTTGGATTGTTTATATTTCTCAATCAAATTGTTTTTCTTTATATGCTCGATTATTCCTTTTATCACGTATGATTTCAAGATGCTTCCGGGATGTGGCTTATGTAAAATGAAAGGGGCTTCCTCGTCCGGTCCTATAAATTCAACACGGGAACCTGATGTGGCACCTTTGTTACTTTCCTTATATCCAAAAATCCCGAATAAGCGTTTTGCTTCATCATAGGTAAAATCCTTTGGGCATAACAAAATGCGCTCTATTAGTTTTTCCTTTGTACCCATAATTATTCGTTTATACAAAGGTACTAAAAATAGTACCAAGCGCAAACGGATAATATAAAATATTGGATTTAAAGTGAATTTTTTTGTTTAAAGTGGCATTTTTATTGCCACTTTTGCTATATTTGCACCATAGCATTTGATGCTAACGTGCTCCTTCACGTTACCGGGTAGTACGTATTTGTGCTATCCGGTTTCTTTTTGGAGCAGTATCATGTGTAACTAATCACCGTATGAAGATGTACGGAACATGCATATGGACGAAATTAAAATTTTTGAGAATGAACGTTTTGGTGAAGTTAGAGTAGCCGGAACAAGTGAGGAGTCTTTATTCTGTTTGGCTGATGTTTGCCGGATTCTTGAAATCAAAAATGTTAGCGATTGTAAATCAAGACTAAAACAAAAGGGTGTCAAGTGACACTTTACTATATTTATGGACGAAATAACCGCTATATTGGACAATACCCGCCCCATTGATGATATCATCAATGACTTGAAGAAAAAGTCTGTTACGGTTCCCTCGTGGGATAAGCTTCGCAAAGACTACGAACCTACAGAACATGAGATAGTATCTGACACAGTTACCCGTAAGGACAAGATCCGATCTAATGGAGATGCAGAAAAAGCCTCCCGTATCTACATCGGGCTTGAAAAACTCCTCACCAAGCGAATGACTGAATTCATGTTTGCTATCCCGGTTAAACGTGTATATCATAACATAGAAGATAACGAAACCCGCCAAAGTATCGCAAAAGCGATTGAAGCAATATACAAGTACGCTCGTGTTGATAGTGAGAATATCAAGCGAGGTAATGCTTACTTTGCTTCATGCGAAGTGTTCTCCATTTGGTATACGGTTGAAAGCCCCAACTCTTTATATGGCTTTCAAAGCAAGTTTAAATTAAAATGCAAGACCTATTCACCGATGGACGGTGTCAAGTTGCACCCCCTACTTGATGAATTTGATGACATGGTCGCAATGTCTTTTGAATACGTAAAAGAGGTCAAGAATGAAAAAGTTACGTATTTTGAGACATATACGGCGAACATTCATTATAAATGGAAGCAACATGGAAACGGTGGCTGGGAATTGGTCAAATCAGAGCCGGTCGTTATTTTGAAAATCCCCGGAGTCTACGTTTATCGTCCTGTTCCCATTTATCACGGTCTCTCCTATATCAGAAAAGAAATTGAATATACCCTGTCACGCAATAGCGATGTGATAGCATATAACTCCGCTCCTATCCTAAAAATAGCCGGTGGTATAAAAGGAGGAGAAGATAAAGGAGAAAGCCGCAGGGTTTATCGAGTGGAGCAAAACGGGGATGTGTCCTATGTCTCATGGGCACAATCTATCGAGGCGTTAAAATACCATGTCGACACCCTTGTCAAGTTGTTCTGGTCGCAATCACAAATGCCGGATATATCATTCGAGAACATGAAATCACTTGGCAATATAGGATTTGATGCCCGTCAAACGTTACTTACTGATGCCCATTTAAAGGTTGGAGATGAAAGCGGTGCATGGATGGAAGCATTTGAACGTGAATGTAGCGTAATCAAAGCTTTTTTGAAAATGATGAATGTTTCTTGGAAAGATGAAGTGGATAATATTGAGGTTGAGCACATCATAACCCCGTTTATCCAAAATGATGAAAAGTCAGAAATAGAAAAGTGGGTTACAGCAAGTGGTGGGAAAGCAGTTGTCAGCCAATTAGAAGCCATCAAGAACTTAGGCATCTCTACTGATCCACAAAAGACCCTTTCCCAAATCAGAGAAGAAGACGCAGAGGCTTCCAAGAGCCGAATAAGCAATATATTCGAAGAATAGGAATAACAAACTAAAAAAACAGAAAAGATGAAAGACATTGAGTTTATTGAAAAAAATGGGTTGTATGTAGCCGACTTTGTGTCAGAAGGCAAGTGTGTTATCCAAGTAGACAACGGCACTGCTGACGAGTTTGTTCTGTATCGACACATGCCGGGTATGGAACCGAGTTCTTACGACAAGCTAGATTTCGAACCCCGTAAGCGCGTGTTTGATCTCGATGTGCCGACTGGTATGATGATACGGATAATCAGCAAGACGGAAGTAAAAGCTGCCAAGATGATCGTGGTTTCCTTGCCCGGCGGTGACAGCGGAAGTTCTATTTCTGGGGCTACGGCAAGCGTGGATACCAACACCGGTATCCCATCCGTTGATGTGACTTTGGAAGAAGGTAGCCTGAACTTCGACTTCAAGAACTTGAAGGGAGAAAAAGGGGAGGTCGGCACAAAGGGGGATAAAGGCGAACCGGGTACTGATGGTACTCCGGGTGCAAAAGGTGACGCTGGCGCAAAAATCACATCCATTGAATTGAATATTACCGGAACAACCATTTCTGGTACGGCACGTCTGGATGATGAAAGCACTGCCTCGATTACTGGTACTTATATGGCTGAATTGTAACCTATCGGCGAAAAGCAGAAAAAGGCAAAGACGGTGCGGGCAGTGACCCGCGCCATCTCTTTGAATCCTGAATAAACTGAGAAATCGAAAAGTCATGGCAGTAGGACAATATCATTGTAACGGGGATATGATGCCGGAAGATTCCGGATGGATGCTGATCTTCTGTGTTTGTACGATTATGACGGCGTTGCTTGTAATCTTAAAAATGCACCATTGATTTTTGTATAATCCCCGTGATTTTTCTGACAAATTACAGAAAAATATTAAAAATAGGACGGTATGGCAAAACCCAAGATTCCAAATCAGAAAAAGAAGTACAAAGAACTCAACGGGAGATTAAACAGATACGTAGCCCTCATTGAGCAAATATACGATACCCTGAATTTGGAAGCTGCCAAAGCCGTTTCACGCACTAAATATTCCCCTGATATCGATAAGCCATTTAAATGGTCTGACTACCCTCAAACTAAAAAGCAAATTGACGATATACAGAAGCACTTTGTAGAGGATATAACCGCAACGATCTACCGCGGTACTAGTGAAGAATGGAAGAATAGTAATGAAGTGCAAGACTTGATGGCAAATAAAGTTCTAAGGGCTTATAATGCCCAAGTTGATGGGGAAAAATACAAAGTCTTATATCAAGTAAACTCTGATGCTTTAAAAGCGTTTCAAAGCCGAAGGGATAAAGGTTTCAATGTATCTGACAAACTCTGGAACCAGTCTGTTATTTACAAGAAAGAACTGGAAGATGCTATCTCATGCGCCATAGAGAAAGGATACAGTGCTGTAACTCTTAGCAAGCGCATATCTAAATACTTGCTTGATTTCCCCAGTCTGCAAAAAGATTACAAGGATAAATTCGGCACAGCCTGCAAAGCCGTAGATTGCGAATATCGTTCACTTCGTCTTGCTGCATCCGAAATAAACATGGCTTATAGAACAGCCGAAAACGAGCGTTGGAAACAGATGGACTTCGTGGTAGGGTACGAAATCAAGTTGAGTAACACTCATCCGAAACACGATATTTGCGACATGCTTGCGGGTAAATATCCAAAGGACTTTGTTTGGAGTGGCTGGCATCCGCTAGACAGGTGCTATAAGATACCCATCCTCAAAACCGAAGAAGAATTCTGGGAATGGGATGGACGGAGCGATGTTTCTACAGAAAGCGTGAATGAGGTCAAGGATGTACCGGACGCTTTCAAACAGTGGGTGGGAGCAAATGCTTACCGTATAGAAGAAGCCAAGAAAAGAGGGACGCTACCATATTTCGTTAGGGATAATCAAAAACGAATTGACAGTATACTTGATTATACACCAACTTCGACATTTACAGTTTATAAGATTGCGGGTATGGAGCAGCTTTCAGTCCTTGACGGAAGTAATTACGAGCTTACTAAGGCTGTATCTGATATGGAATCTAATATACGGCAAAATAAAAGCCATGAGACAGGTGTATTGTTCAATAAGGATGGTAATATTGTGATTGATAAGAGGGGAAGAAGTCGTAGCGTTCAATTCACAAAAGATGAATGTCTCTTAATGAATGACGGAATATTTACCCACAATCATCCAGGTGCATGGGGATATGCGGAAAACGATATTATGCGTATAGGAAATTCTTTCAGCATACAAGATATAGCATTGGCTGTTGGAAATAATCTTGCAGAAATGAGAGCCGTAACCCCTAATTATACCTTTTCAATGAAAAGGCCTGATGGAGGCTGGGGAATAAGCGTAGAGGAATTAATGATGTTATATAATGATGAAAATCGAAATCTGCGGTTAGAATTTACAAGAAGGATAAACAAAGGCACACTTACAATATCACAGGCAAGTGCAACTCATTTTCATATATTATGGAAGAGGTTATCAAAAAAACTGGGATTCGATTATTCTAAAATGAAGACTAAATAGCTATATTTGCATTATGGTTAAAAGGTTATATAAAAACGGTGACAATTATTCATGTACAGATGACAGGCATGAAATATTAAATCTGTATGCTTCACAATGTGCATACTGCAAACATTTTCATGCAGATGACTATTATTGCTCTGCTTACCCTGATGGTATTCCTGACGAGTTGCTTAGAGGCACACAGAAACACAATTCACCTATTAAAGGACAGGTAGGTGACACTGTGTATGAACAGGATAAAAAATGGGAACATTCAGACAATGGAAGATAAACTTATGGAATATGGGAACTACTAATTCATTATTGGAAAAGGCTTTTCAGATAGCAATTGATGCTCATAATGGACAAACTGACAAAGCTGGGGTACCTTATATTTTCCATCCTATCCGTGTCTCGAACAGATGTTCTACTGATGACGAAAGAATTGTTGCTTTGCTGCACGATACAATAGAAGATACCGAAGTTACCGCTGAATATTTACTAATGGAAGGGTTTTCTCGTAATATAGTAGATGCTATACTTTCTGTCACTCGCAACGAGGATGAAAACTATGAAGATTTTATCAAGCGTTCCCGCTTTAATCCGATTGGAAGACAAGTAAAGTTACATGATTTGGAAGATAATATGGACATTACCCGACTGGAGCAAATTACAGAGAGCGATTTATCAAGGCTGAATAAATATCTAAAGGCCTATAAGTATCTCAAAGAATAACTGCTGATGTACAATTACATTCAGTTTCACGGCACGGAGTACAAGATTACTTTCGTGCCGTGCGTATTATTATAATAGTTTAACATATAAAAGTGGCTTTAAAAGTGTCACTTTTCTTATATTTGCATAAAGCATGTGAAGTTACATGCAACCGTACTTGTCGTAAATACTGATTCATTGCTCTTAATGTATTAAGGTAAGAAGGTTGACGGTCTGCTTGCATGTAAATGTTTGCAGGCCGTTTTTATTAATTAAAACATTGTACAATGGACAGAAAACAACAAGTATTGTTGAGATTGAAACCGAAAGTGAAGGCGTTCGGGTTCAATAAAAAAGAATTGATGAGTGTCGCTGCCAAGATTGCCGACAATCTAACTTCCACATACGATGCCTCCGATGAGGACGTAAACGCAGAAATTGATACAGCTATTGATGCGGTTCTCCCCTACCTACAAGTCAGCCAGTCTTTTGCGAATCGAGTAATCGAAGAAAACCGTAAAAAGAATGACGACGACGATGAAACCGATAACGACGATGACGATGAGTCATCAAATACTACTAATCGCCAATCGGGTTCAAACAAAAAGAATCCCAAAAACAAAGGAAAGAATGACGAAGAACCTGCATGGTTCAAAGCGTATCGTGAACAACTGGATGCCCGTTTTGCCGCTATTGAAGGCGAAAGGACAACCACCACTCGCAAAGCGAAGCTTGAAGCCCTTTTGAAGGATGCCGGTACATTCGGAACTCGCACGTTGAAATCCTTCAGTAAAATGAAGTTCGAGAATGACGAGGAGTTTGAAGAGTTCTATTCCGAAGTTGAGGAAGACTTGAAGGCTTACAACCAGGAACGTGCCGACGCAGGGCTGTCCAGCTTGGGCAATCCTCCGGGTGCGGGAAGTAAGAGTCAAGAAAAAAATGAAGTATTAACCGATGATGAGATTAGGGCCTTGGCTAAATTTTAATCTCTAATCGCAAAGCAAAATGAAATGGGCGCAGTAGCAGATTTCTCAAAAGAAGAAAGAACTATCATGTCCGGAATGGATTCGATAGTAATCAGAAAGTATATTGCAGGTATCATTGGCGGTCGTACACTTGACATGACAGGATTCAAGAGTTCTGTTATCAAGGCCGGGCACATTGTTATCCGCGATACCCAAAACGACACCTACAAGCCTATGCCGGTGAAACCCGACGACAGTGATTATGGATCATTGCCGGAATCCCACGAATATGCTGGCGTTGTGGTGTGCAGTAAACCGGCTAATGAACCGCTTGTAGGTATTATGTATGCCGGAGAAGTGAACGATGTGGCTTCTCCCTATTCTGTTAAAAGCATCAAGGAGGCATTGAAAACAGCATTGCCTATGCTTGTATTTATGCACGATTAAGAAAAGGAGGTTATAAATGGAAAAATCATTATTCATCGAATATGTAAGCAGGGTATGGCCAAAGTTGAGCCTCTTTGTAAATGAGAAGATAAACAACCAGAAAAAACCGCTGAAGTATTACCATAAGGAAATGCTTACTCCGGTCTATTCTGCAGACCAGAAATGGGAGGGAACTTCTGCAAATACTACCTATGTGGCTGCCGATATGGTTGCAATGGATTCTCCGCTGCCGTTGAAAACCCGTGATTCTATCGCACAGGCCAGTGGTAAGTTGCCGAAGATCGGTATGAAGAAACAGTTGAAGGAAACGCAGATTAATGCCATCAACATTATGAAAGCACAGCTTTCCATGACTTCCGATGAGAATGCCCAGAAAGCGCAGCTCCAGCGTATTTTCAATAGAATCATTGATGATGGTTACGCTTGCTCTGTCGGTATTGATGAGAGAAATGAAGCCAATTTCTTGAGAGGTCTGTCTGATGGCATCATTTTGGTTCAGGATGAAGAAAATACCGGAGCAGGTTTGCGTATCAATTATGGTTATCTCCCAAGTCACAGCTTTGGGGTGGAAACGCTCGGCACGGTTACCGGTGATGATATTGACCGTGTAATTTCCAAAGCAAATGCCGACAACAACTCTTTGGCGGTCGTTGTAATCGACCAGTCTACTTACAACAAGATTCGTAAATCCCAATGGGCTAAGGAACTTGTTGCAGGTTACAAAGAGCAAGTGGTCGTAGAAAATAGCAAGCTTCCTGTACCTGCTGTCACATCTTTTGACGATGCGTTTAAAGCGGAATACAATCTTGACTTCTTTAAGGTTGACCGTACGGTGATTATCGAGAAGAATGGCAAGAGAAATCCTTATAAGCCTTTCAATGCCAACAAGTTGATCTTCTTGCCGTCTGCTGACAACGTGGGTTCTTTGGTATGGGGAACACTGGCGGAAGATACCAATCGTGTAAACGGGGTTGAGTATTCTACCGTTGACAGTTACAAGTTGATCAGCCGTTATTCCAAGACAGACCCGTTGCAGGAATTTACCAACGGTCAGGCTTTGGTACTTCCGGTTATCGAAAATGTGGATCAAATCTATTCTTTGGATATTTCGGAAGCTCAAGCGGTAGATACGGCTAAAGAATCCGAGGATTCCGGCGACGAAAAGATTACAATCTGGGGAAGTACTTACAAGAAGCCGGAGTTTGTGACGGAATATAACAAGATTGCGGGCAAGAACCTGGCTTCCACCGTTTCCGATGATAAGCTGATCGCAGCAGTCAACAGACTGAATGATGCGGATGAGGATGCTTTGAAAAAGGCGGTTGAATCCCATAAAGCATTAGAGTAAGCCATGAAGACAATCCAGCAAGCTCTCATAGACGAGATACATTATCCGATTTCGGTCGGTTTTGTAGAGAATGTGATGATTAAACGTAATCTCAATGGTGATGATGAGTTTAATTACGATGTAGCTCATTCCAACGAATATCAGGGAGCTCTGGCTGATTGTCTTTGGTCTTTGGTTCAAGCTATCAATTTCTCTGAAGCGGACAAGTCCTTCGGGACTTTGTCTGATAAAGATAAGGAACGAATACTGTTGCGTGTTAACTCCATCTACAATACCATTGGTGAGCCTTCAGTGGAACTGGAAGCAAAACCAATGGTGTATGTGGGTGATTGCTTGTTGTAGGAATGGCTGTATTGAATAGAAAACCTCACCGTTTACAGTTTCTTGTATCCAGTCCTGGATATGAAGATGTAAACGGTGATTACCATTCCGGTTCATCTGAATGGAAGGGCTCGATACCTTGTGATGCCATACCTACTGGAAAGGCAGAAGAAAAGGAGTTTGAGGATGGTGTTGTAAGAAGCTATTCATATACGGTCTATCTTCCAGGTAATTGTCAGACCTTTGCTATTGGCGACAGGGTCAAGATAAGTCTTCTCGGAGGAATTGAAAGAGAATTTGAAGTGAAAGGTTTCCATCGTTACCAAATGCAATGCAAGTTATGGGTATGAAGAAAGCGATTAAAGTCAGACAATACAAAGAAGGGAAATTGATAAATGAGTATGGAAGTATTAATCTTGCTGAACGTTCTTTGTCAATGCCTAAAGGTACTTTGTGTAGATACTTTAAGCGAAACGGTTCTTTATGTTATGGCTTTAAATGGGTTAAATGTATGGGCATAAGAATCACTACCAGACTGGACGAGATTCATAACGCACTTATAAAGGAGGCGGAGCGGGCTGAAATGCTGACAATACGCGCCTTGTCGTATCTTGGTGAACAATGTGTTTCCAGAGTACGTGATAGAGGCGGCGATGCAAGTTGGTATGACCAGACCGGCAACCTGCGTAGTTCAGTTGGCTATGTAATAGCTCATAATGGTAGCATTGTACAATACTCGGACTTTAATCAGGTTAAAAACGGTTCAGAAGGCGTAAAAAACGGCAAGGACTTGGCAAAGGAGCTTGTTAGGAGATACTCCAATGACTATGTCCTTGTTGTGGTGGCTGGGATGAACTATGCTGAATATGTGGAAGCGATGGCTAACAAGGACGTGCTTGCGTCAACGGAATTATGGGCAATAGACCAAGTTCCCAAGATGCTTGAAAAATTAAAAAGACAGATTGCCAAATGATGAAATCAGACATTGAAGTATCGAAGTTCGTATATCACAAGATTAAAGGCTCAATCCTTGAAAGGAGCGTAACCGGTAAATTGAGTGATAGGGGAAGGCCGGATAAATCGGACAAGGAGGATATTGTCATATCGGTACTTGCTAATGAGGGATGCGGTCAAATCCAACGGGCTTATGTGAATGTCAATGTGTATGTAGGTGACCAATGGAATTCGAGAACGAAAGCATGGGAAAAACATACGCTCCGTATAGGAGAATTGTGTGATTTGTGCAAGTTTCTCTTTTATATACGTAAAGAAGAGTTCCATACTATTCCCAAAGAATGTAGCCAGAAGGTTATGCCTGTAGGCGTTTCGTTTGAGAATGGTCGTGCAGAGCATTTCATCAACAACAAGCTGTACATTGAGATATGTAATGAATAATTGTTAACTATATTAAGCGATATAGAACTACCTTAGATTTGCATCTGAGGATTATAGATAAAATAGAAAGGATAAATTTGTGA